CAGGAAATATGACCCTAGGTGTTTACATTAAACATTTAGAAGAATTAGATATAGATATAAGTTATGGTGATTATATTGGTTATCCAGAAAAAGAAGATAGGATGAGATATTATGCGGTGAGTAATGATGGTAGGGTAACCTCTGATTTGAAACATACAATAGGTGGGTATAAAGCTTTCTATAGAACTATAACATGTTCGTGGGTTAGTGAAAATGAATTTAAAGGAATATAATGGCAATACCTAAAAAAATAAAAAAAACTCTAAATATAAATCCTGGACCAATCCAAGAGCATTACCCTGACGGGTATAACGGAATAACCACACCAAACCGAAGAAAGGAGCTAGCCGATTTAATAAATGAAGACGGTACATACCTACCAAAATCTATTCTTCATGCTGATTTAGATAAGGGTATGTTAGATTTTGTCTTAAATGAGTTACAGACCAGTGTTAGTGGGAAAAAAATAAATTTAATAGATAAAATATTAACTTTACAGAGATGGGCAGAATTCTCTCAAACATGGAAATTTTCTAATGAAGATAAGAATGTTGAACTTCCTTTTGTTGTGGTGGTTAGAAAACCAGACGTACAGTATGGTACTAATCCCGCTTTAAAATATACAATACCAGATAGAAAACAATTCCATTATGCTAAAGTACCTACTTGGGATGGTAATAGGAAAGGTTATGACATATATACAATACCACAACCTGTACCCGTAGATATAACTTATGATGTAAAAATAGTATGCAATAGGATGAGGGAATTAAATCAGTTTAATAGGGTAGTTTTACAAAAATTTACATCTAGACAAGCTTATACTTTTGTTAAAGGTCATTACATACCTATTATTATGGAATCTATCGGTGATGAAAGTCAGATAGATACAGAAGATAGAAGGTACTACCAACAAAATTATCAGTTCCAACTACAAGGGTTTTTATTAGATGAGGAAGAGTTTGAGGTTAAACCGGCAATTAGTAGGAGTTTAGTTATGTTTGGTTTTGATGAAAAGAATAGGGAAAGAGAACCTAAAACATTAGGAGAGGAGGTTATAGATAAAGTTAATACTAGAATAGAGTTTGGTGCCACACAACTTTCCTTAAGTGTAACATATAAATATAAAAATAATATAACTGTAATTAGAACAAAAAATATTGCAACTACACCGATATTCCAAATAGACGGAAAAACACTTAAGGAACCGATACTAGTTAATCCAGGAGACACTTTACTCATAACTATAACTAAAACTGCAATAGGAAAACCATCAACATTGACAATAGCTGAAGTACTGGTAAGATAATTATTCTCCGTATATATCTTTAACCCTCTTACATTTTTCTTTTATAAGGAGCTCAACAAAAGCAAACATCTTTAATCCTTTATCGTTACAATATTTTTTTAGTAAAGAGTGGGTTTCTGTACTTATTTTTAAGTTTTTAATTTTTTGTTTTTTGTGTTGTGATGGCATTAGATGGGGTATTATTAATATAATTATGATATAGTATGAAAAAAGTATGAAAAATTACCTACACAACACCAGATATAGTGTTTTACACCATAACTTTTGATAGTAGGGATTATATTTATAATAAAAGTAAATAAAACATTTTAAAATTATAAAACATGGCAGACGGTAATAAAGTATTTGTTTCTCCAGGTGTATACACATCAGAGAAAGATTTAACATTTGTAGCACAGAGTGTTGGTGTTACTACACTAGGTTTAGTTGGAGAGACTTTAAAAGGGCCAGCTTTTGAACCAATATTCATACAATCATATGATGACTTCACTACTAGATTCGGAGGGACATCACCAATAAAATACGTTGATTCACAAATACCCAAATATGAGTTAGGGTATATCGCGAAATCATATCTTAGCCAATCCAATCAATTGTTTGTTACAAGAGTATTGGGGTTAAGTGGTTATGATGCAGGACCATCATGGTCCATACAAACTATAGGTAATTTAGACCCAACGTCATTTAGTGCGGCTTCAACAGCGTATACATCTGGGTCAACTTCTTTACCATTTTATATACCTTTAACTGGGTCAAATGTAACAATTGGTAGTGAGATGTTCTCCAACGCAACTTTAAGTACTGACTTTATTAGTACATTACCAAGTTCTATAAAAGCTCATTTTGGGAATGGTAACGCAGCAAATCCTTTACAGGACTGGGAAGAAACAATTTATTTAACTAATGGTACATCAACCACATTAAAAGCGGACCTACTTACATGGGCTAAAGCAATTTATGGTATAGCGAGTACATTTGGTACTGCGGCTGTTGGTGACGCAGCAGCGGGTCCATACGCAAGTTGTTCGGGGACAAACCCGAGTTATTTAGTTTCCGCAAGTACGCCATGGTACGGGGGAGCAATCTATCAATATGGGGTTATTCCTACTGACTATACTAATTTAGCAACTGCGACAACTACAAATTCACTTTCCGCAACAAACTCAACAACACTATATAATAGATTAGGTGTAGATAGTACAACAGCTCTTAATGAATTTGATTATGAAAATGATGCATGGTATTACGGATTATTCGACTACACTGGTAGTAGTGAATGTTGCAGTGGAACAACCTATAGTGGTGTGTCATATCAAGTATACGCTACCACGGGCTCAACAGGAGCGGGTAGTTTTACACCATCACACGTTGTGTGTCCACCTATTTCTACTGGTAGTACAAGTATTGGTGGTACAGCATTTACTGTATTCTCAGGATATTGTGCTGTAGATTATGTAGATTGGGGTGGAGTACAACCATATACAGATTATGACGGTATGGTAGTCTTAACATTTAGGTCTAGAGGATTAAGTAGTAAAGCGAGTGGAGGGCCAGTTTATGAAATAACAGCAAACACCGTTAGCTTTAATTGTTCAGGAGGAACATATTATAAAGTATTAGAAGACCCATTTGCTTCATTTGGTATAAACGCTAGAACCGCTGTAGGAAAAGACTACACATTTAAAACATCAATGAGTGTAACATCTTCAGATTACGCGTCTAATGTATTTGGGGTAACACCTTTCGATAAGAAAGCAATTGATGTTCCATTATTTGTTGAAGAATCTTACCCTACTTTATTAAAAGATAGTTGGAGAAAAGGTAAAGTTAGAGGACTACAATGTTGTTTAACTTATTTACCGTCAGCAAGAGCAACAACAAATACCGGAACAATTGCTTGGAACATGCATGAGTGGTTAACCCCGGAAACACCATATGTAGTTTCTGAATTACAAGGTAGTGATGTATTTAGATTATTTAAATTTGTATCTATTTCGGATGGAACAACAGCAAATAGAGAATATAAAGTATCATTAATTAATTTATCTTTTGAAAGAGGTGAGTTTGATGTGTTAGTGAGAGATTTTTACGATACTGACGCAAATCCAGTAGTATTAGAAAAATATACAAGATGTAGTTTGGACCCAACAAAGATTTCGTTTATTGGTAGAAAAATAGGTACAGCTACAGGTGAATTCGAATTAAAATCTAGATATACTATGTTATTTTTAGGTGAAGGTGTTCTTGACGGAACATTTACTAGTTCATTACCTTGTGGTTTTGAAGGGTATAGATTTAGAAGTTATGGGAATTGTCCTATAAATCCACGTTTAGTATATAAAACTAAATATTATACACCAGGTGAACTTGTGTACGACCCACCGTTTGGTACTGGTACTGTAAATAACGCTACTGTTAGTGGTGGTGACAAAGTAAGTAAAGTTTATCTAGGTGTTTCTGATAGTATGGGTGCAGGATATGACCCTTCTTTCTTTGACCACAAAGGATATGTTGTACCATCAAATGTATGTACAGCAACTGCGGGTGGTGAGTGGAATGTAATCACACAAGGGTTCCATATGGATTCAGGAGCAACAGTAGTGGTAGGTGGTTCTGGTACTTATGTAAGTTGGTCAGGGACGACACTTGCTGGTAAACCAGTATTTGAATGTGGAGTAACTTCATTTAATCAAGAACCAACACTAAGCACTGACCCATATAAAAAATTAAGAGCACGTAAATTTACATTAGCACCTCATGGAGGGTTTGATGGTTGGGACATTTATAGAAAAACTAGAAGTAATACTGACGATTATAGAATGGGTCTAACAGGATTCCTAAATGGAGCTTGTATCAGTACCGAGTTCCCACTTGCAACAGGAAAAGGAACATTTAAAAAATTAAATACTAATGAAGCAAACACAGATTACTTCGCATATTTAAGAGCTATTAATGAATTTTCTAATCCAGAAGCGGTAGACATTAATGTATTTGCTACACCAGGTATAGATTATGTAGATAATTTAGGGTTGGTAAATGAGGCAATAGATATGGTCGAAACTGATAGAGCAGATTCACTATACGTTACAACAACACCAGACTATAACATGTTTGCGACTAACACTACAGACACTACTAACACAATTTCTCCAGAAGAAG